GCCTTTAAACTCAACTTTAAATACGCCTAGTAATACTCTAGGGTTAGATAACGTTAGCAATAGTTTAATTTGGAGCAACGAGTTCAGCACTTGGAATGGTGCGTTAATAAAAAATACTTTATATTCTAATTATTGGCAGAAGTACGTTGTTAATTTATTTAACATAAAAAAAAGAAACTTTAAATTCAAAGCTAAATTACCAAACTATCTATTGACAAATATAGAGTTGAATGATATAGTTGAATTGAATAAAAAATATTATAGAATAAATGATTATAACGTAAACCTATTAACTGGCGACGCAACCTTTAATTTAATAAATAATTTTGAAACTAATTTTGGTTTATTTGAGCCAACAAGTAAAGAAATTTATGTAAACTATTTAGCGCAAACAGCTAGCGTTTATGTTAGTAACGCAAGCGTAATGAATATAACAATTCAAAATTTAGGGTTTGGAACGGCATTTATAACAGCGGTTAAAAACGGTAATTTTATAGACATTACATTTACAGAAAATACTTTAACATTAAATCGAGATGCATTTATAAACGTAAATAATGGAGCGGGAAAATCGTTTCAATTATACGTAAATCAGGATAATAAAATAGTAACATCAGATAGTACGGAAGTAACGGCAGATAACAATATATTAACAATAGACGCGCAATAATTATGGCACAGCAAGTAATAGGAATAGGGGTAACACCAAACGACGGAACGGGAGACGCTTTAAGAGTAGGTTTTGATAAGACAAATGAAAATTTCGCAGACTTATACAGTGACCAAGGCTTTGCGATTTATACAGATACTCAATACACCGAAGCGTCGCCATTTGTAATTAACCAAGGAGTAACATCTATTATACCAAATAACGCGGGTACGGTATTAAATACCTACTTACCTATTGGAGTTGTTAATCTTTATAATTCAGCTACTACGAAAATAACACCGCAAAATATAGGAGATTATTACATAACTACTATAAGATTTAACGCGAAAAATAGTAACGCAAGCGGGGTGTTTGATTTTTTTATGGATTTAGGTACTGTTGCTCTTGCTCAACAATTTAAAGAAACTAAAGTATTTGCCAAAGGCGCAAATTCAGAACAAGCTTTTTCAATTGTAGCACCTATGTTTTCGTTAACTTCTTTTGTACCAAATGGAGGTTTACCAAAAATATTAAGTTTAACTGGTAACACAAGTATTTATAATATAAGTTACCAAATAGTTAGAGTATACAAATCATTATGATACTAGAAATTATAAAATTGTGCAATATGTTACCATACTATAACGGTGGCGAATGTATCGAAATAGCAAAGGGAAAATTTGCAACGATAAAAAGTTGGAAAAAAGCAAAAGAACAAATAAAACGCAGTTATAAAGAAATATACAAATGATAACCGAAGTAATAAAAGTAGTGGCGGATACAAGCGACGCAAACCGTAAGATTGATAAATTAGATAATTCTTTAAACACCTTGACTAAAAGCACGTCAGGAGTCGCTAAAGGGATGAAAGAAAGTTCCGTATCGGTTTTGGAAAATGGTGGCGCAATGGGTTTACTAAATGCTGTTACGGGTGGTTACGCACAAGTAGCTAAAGATTCGGTAGAAGCACTTGCTTTGTTTGCTAAAGAATCTAAAATTGCAACGGCTTTACAATCTGCCTACGGTTTTGTAGTTGGTGCATCTACGGGAGCAATGAAACTTTTTAAACTTGCTTTAGCGGGTACTGGTATAGGTTTAATAATTTTAGCGTTAGTTTCTTTAGTGTTGAACTTTGGAAAAATCACTGATGCTGTTACAAAGTTTTTGCCGGGGCTTAAATTAGTTGGAGATTTCTTTAGAACGGTGGCTAATGCAGTTACTGATTTTATAGGCATAACTTCGGAAGCAGAACGAGCCTTAGATGCTTTTAACGAACAAGCAAAAAAATCTTTAAAGCAAAACGAAGATTATATGCAAACTAGAGGCGACTTGCTAGATGACTTTAGTAAGAAAAAAGTAGAGGCTAAAAACAGATATTTAAAAGCACTAGAAGAAGAAGGTTTAAGCGAATCAAAAAGAAATGAATTAGCGAAAAGATTAAACAGAGATTTAGCTGGTATAGACAAAGAGAGAAACGATAAAAAAGTAAAAGATAACAAAGACGCTCAGGATAAAATAGACTCTGACAATAAATCTATAAACGATAAAAGAAAAGCATTACAAGAAAAATCAGACGCAATAGCGGAAGCAAAAAGAAAAGCAATTGAGGACGCAAGAAAAGCAGCTTTAGATAAAGCAAATAAAATTGAGGACGATGCGAGAGAAGATAACTTGCAAAAAACAAGAACCGCGTTACAAAATCTAACGGCAAAGTTTGAGCAAGAAAGAAAAATATTAGTAGATAATAATGTTTTAACAACCGAATTAGAAGCACAATTTGCAAGAAATAAAAAAGAAATTATAGACAAAGAAATTGCGGATAAAAAAATAATTGACGATAAGGCTGCAGCAGATAAAAAAGTAATAGATGACAAAGCGGCTGCGGATGAAATAGAAGTTTTAAAACAAGTCGCGGCAGCAAAAGAGGCAATACAAAACCAATCTTTTAACGTAGCATCGCAAGGTATTTCTTTACTTACACAATTAGCTGGAAAAAACAAGGCAGTACAAAAAGCGGCTTTAATTGCAGAATCAGCAATAGGAGTTTCTAAAATTGTAATTAGTACACAAGCGGCAAATGCTGCGGCACGATTAAAATACGCACTACTTCCTGGAGGTGTTGCATTAGCGGCAATAGAAACTCTTTTAAATAAAGTAAGTGCTGGTATTGGAATTGCTGCAAACTTAGCTGCAACCGCAAAAGGTTTACAATCTTTAGGTGGTGGAGGTGGTGGTAATTCTGGAGGTGGTGGAGAACTTGGCGGTGGTGGCCAACAAGCACCATCTGCACCGTCATTTAATTTAGTTCAAGGAACGGGAGCAAATCAAATAGCATCTAGTTTGGGAGGTCAAAACCAACCTATACAAGCGTATGTTGTTAGTTCAAATGTTACCACCGCGCAAGCGTTAGAGCGCAATATAATATCCAATAGTAAATTTTAATAAAAAACCCGATAGCGTAATGTTATCGGGTTTTGTTTTTTATTCTAATAATAAAGGCTCTTCAAAAAATTCTAAATCATTTTTGTGCCTAGTTAATCCTTTATAAACTAAATCGTTTACCATAGCTTTGTTAATTTTATCAGCTATTAAAGTAATAGCCTTTACCGTTTCAAAGTCTAAATTACCGCGTCTTACGTCCATTAAAGAACCGCATAACATCTTTACTAAATCGCTTGAAGTTTTTACCTCAAAATCTAAATTTCTCTTTGCTTCCATAATTAATTATTTAATTGTTTTAATTCTCTTTTTAATAATATTGTTAATTTTTTAATATCCATCATTTCTTGGGTGATTTTTAAATCTTTATTTTTCAAACTTGTTTTTATATTTCTTATTAAAATAAAATCATTTAGTTCTAAGTTGCATTGTTTTGATTTTTTGTCTAATTCTTCCTTATTATCTAGGTAATATTGTTTTGATTTTTTGTCTAATTCTTCCTTGTTATTTAATTTATATTGTTTTTGTGTTTTTGCAAATTTTTCTTTATTATCTAAATGATATTTTTTCATACGAACGGATATTTTTTTTTTATTATCTAATCTATATTGTTTTTGTGTTTTTGCTTTTTTTTCTTTATTATTTAAATAATATTGTTTTGATTTTTTTACTAATTCTTCATTATTATCTAATCTATATTTTTTTGATTGTTTTGCTAATTTTTCTTTATTAACTAATAAATATTGTTTTATGTAAATTGCTCTTTTTTCTTTATTATCTAATAGATATTGTTTTTGTGTTTTTGCTTTTTTTTCTTTATTATCTAGGTAATATTGTTTTGATTGTTTTGCTAATTTTTCTTTATTATCTAGGTAATATTGTTTTCTTTGTTTTGCTATATTTTCTTTATTAACTAACCGATATTGTTTGATGTAAATGGCTTCTTTTTCTTTACTAGTCATAATATTTGTTTTTTGTTTCTACAAAGATATAACTATTATTTAATTAAACAATACTTTTATACAAATCTTTTTATGTTACAATTTAACATTTATTTCGTTTATAGATTATGAGGACATATGAGGCTTTTTATAATCCAGAAGAAAATAAAGGAGTTTTTGCTGTTTCGCTTGTACTTAATCCAGCTATGGAGGGCGACTTCATAGCCTTAAAAGCGCAGTCTTTACAACTTAAAGAAATAGACAGCGAGCAACGTATTTTAGTTGGTTTAGTGTTAGAGCCAAATAAGCCTATTTATCGAAATCAAAACGGAGAGGAGTTCAATATAACATTTTCAGAAAATACCATTAAAGAATTGTCTTACGGTTTCTTTAAAAATAACCACCAAAAGAATAGCACAATAGAACACGATGAGAGCCAAAAAATCGACGGTGTTACATTTGTTGAAAGTTGGATAGTAGAAGATAGCAAGAATGATAAATCAAACGCTTTAGGGTT